AAAAATGGGCTTCATTTCAAAAGTTTGGGTATTTTAGAGATTCTCAAGGTAGAATTATGATGCCAATTATTATGTTTAAAAGAGATAGTGTTAATAAAGTAAGATCAGTAGCAAATAAATTAGATGCAAACAATCCAAACAATGTTTCAATAGCTAGAAAATCATATAGTAATAAAAATGCATATGATAATTTTAGTGCATTAAATAATGTTATACCACAAAAAGTAAATTATGCAGTCGTAATCCCAGATTATATTACTGTAACTTATAGCTGTGCTATTAATACTTATTACATGGATCAGCTCAATAAAATTGTAGAAGCAATTGAATACGCATCTGATTCATATTGGGGTGATCCTTCAAGATTTCAGTTTAAAGCGATGATTGATTCGTTTACTATTAAAAATGAATTAGCAGATAAAGAGGAAAGAACAGTAAGTAGTACATTTAGTATTAAAATGAATGGATATATAATTCCAGACGTACCACAAAAAGATTTAACAGCATTAAAGAAAATACCTGATGTAGTTAAAATTACAGTAACAGAACAAATAACAAACAATATAAACAATATAAAATAATGAGTATATCATACGTAGAGAATGGAGATTCAGGTTTAGTAGCAAGAACTATAATTAACCAAGCAATTGATGGAGTAAATAGTGGGTCATTACCATACACAGGAAGTGCAAAAATTACAGGTAGTTTAAGTGTAACTGGTTCAACAATATCAACATTAGGTTTTACAGGTTCACTACAAGGAACTGCTACAACAGCTTCTTATGTTTTAAATGCAGTAAGTGCCTCATTTGCTTCAACAGCTTCGTATGTTTTAAATGCAGTAAGTGCCTCATTTGCTTCAACAGCTTCGTATGTATTACAAGCTGTAAGTGCTTCAAATGCAATAACAGCTTCTTATGTTGTAACTGCTCAAACTGCAAGTTATGTAATAACTGCTCAAACAGCTTCTTATGTTGTAACTGCTCAAACTGCATCTTTTATAACAACTGCTCAAACTGCAAGTTATGTAAATACTGCATCTTATGCTATACAAGCTTTAAGTGCCTCATATGCACCGGATACAACCTTCCCATACACAGGAAGTGCTATTGTAACTGGTAGTTTAGCAATTACAGGTTCATTAGCTTCAGGCTTAGGTATGGTACTATCAGGTTCATATCAACATGTTGGAGGTTTTTATAATACACACGGAGATAAATCATCTTTATTCATTATAGGTAATGGAAATAATGATAGTGAGAGATCAGATATATTTAGAGTAACAGGTGGAAACGTCCAAGTAATGGGAGAATTACGTTTAACAGGATCATTAAATATGTCAGGATCATTAAATGTAGATGCACCAAATGGAGAAATCAATTTAACTGGCTCTCTAAAATTAAGTGGAGGAGGTATTGCTCCTTCAAACAGTGGAATAATGTATACTGATGTTACATCAGGTGAAATTATTGTTTCTAATATGGTACAATTTACAGCAACAACAACAACAATAACAGGTGCTGATAGAGGAACAATGAATTTAGCTAATTTAGGTACTGGTGGAGGTGCAAATGGGTTAAGAATCCCAACAACCATACCAAGTGCACCTAATACTGGTAGCATGTATGTAGATTTTGGAGCTTCAAAACTTTATTTGTATAGTGGTACAGCATGGGTAAGTTCATCATTAGGTTAAAATTAAAAATAAACAACAAATAATAAAAAATGGAAACAAAAGTTCTAACACAAGAAGAGTTACAATCGTTAAAATCAATTCAAGAAAAACGAATTCAATTAACTGAGCAATTTGGTATAATTGAAATGAGAATTCAAGAAATTGGATTACAAAAAGAATTTCTTAAAGAAGAATTAAAAAAACTTCAACAAGAAGAAATAGCAATAGGCGAATCGCTACAAAAAACATACGGCGACGGAACTATCAATCTCGAAAAGGGAGAATTCGTAAGTAACTAATTTTTAACAGTTTCTGCCATATTTATAATAAAATAAAACATAAACAACAATGGCAGAAACTTTAATATCCCCTGGCGTTTTAGCAAGAGAGAATGATTCATCTTTTGTATCTAAAAGACCGGTTACAGTAGGAGCAGCAATCATCGGACCAACCGTTAAAGGTCCCGTTGAAGTTCCAACAATCGTAACTACGTACAACGAATTTGTTAACAAATTTGGTACAACTTTCGTAAGTGGAAGTACTAGCGATAGTAAAACTTACACTTATTTTACTTCGATTGCAGCTTATAATTACTTTCTTAATGGTGGTCAATCATTATTAGTAGCAAGAGTAGTAATTGGATCTTATTCCCCAGCTACAAGTTCAGCAGCAACTAACTTATTTACTTCATCTTCATTTACTTTACAAACCTTATCTCAAGGTACTGTAATGAATAGTACAAGTACTGAAACTAGTGGTGCATTAGCAAGTGGATCAGCTGATAACGTAAGATGGCAAATTGTTAACTCTAATACTGGATCAGGAACATTTGATTTATTAATTAGAAGAGGAAATGATAATACATTACAACCAGTTGTTTTAGAAACTTGGACAGGATTAAGTTTAGATCCAAATGCTTCAAACTATATTTCACGTGTAATTGGTGATTCAATTCAAAACTACAATTCAACAAGAAACCAAATCGAATATTCTGGTTCTTATGATAACAGATCAAATTATATAACTGTAAAATCAGTTAATTATACAACTCCAAATTATTATGATAATAATGGTATAGCAAAATCAGCATTCACAGGTTCAATTCCAGTAAATGCAAGTGGTGCATTTGGTGGTGCTACAGGTACTATCAGGGGTGGTGCTAAATTTTATGAAAATATTAGTTCAACTGATACTCAAGGATTAACAGGCAGTTGTTATGACAACATGATTAACTTATTAGCTAATACTGATGATTATAAATTTAATGTATTATTTACACCAGGTTTATATGATGCAGATTACGCAGGTCAAATCAGTACTATTATCACAAATACTCAAAACAGAGGAGATAACATTTTTGTATTAGATCCAGTAGCTTATAACAAAACAGTTTCTACAGTAGTAGCTCAAGCATCAGCTAGAAATACTTCATATGCAGCTGAATACTGGCCATGGTGTCAAGTTGTTGATCCAAGTACAGGAAATATTGTTTGGTGTCCAGCTTCAACAGTAATTGCAGGTGTTTATGCTTATAATGACTCAGTAGCTGAGCCTTGGTTCGCACCAGCCGGTATTAATCGTGGTGGTTTATCTCAAGTAGTTAGAGCAGAAATAAAATTATCTCAAACAAACAGAGATACATTATATACTGGAAAAGTAAATCCAATCGCTACATTCCCAGGTCAAGGTGTTGTAGTATACGGACAAAAAACATTACAAACAGCAGCATCAGCTCTTGATCGTGTAAATGTTAGACGTTTGTTAATATCATTAAAATCATATATTTCTCAAGTAGCAAATAACTTAGTATTTGAACAAAATACAATTGCAACAAGAAATAATTTCTTATCACAAGTAAACCCATATTTAACTAGTGTTCAACAAAGACAAGGTTTATATGCATTTAAAGTGATTATGGATGATTCTAATAATACACCTGATGTAATTGATAGAAATGAATTAATTGGTCAAATTTATTTACAACCAACTAAAACAGCTGAATTCATTTACTTAGACTTCAATGTAACACCAACTGGAGCAAGTTTCCCAGCATAAAGAAATAGATTTCTTCCCCTCCAAAAAAGGGGAAGATTTTTTAAAAACTACATATTTATAATAAAATAAAACAAAAATAAAATGGCAATATTAGATCCAAACGAAATATTTTTTACAGCATTTGAACCGAAAGTAAAAAATCGATTCATCATGTATGTAGATGGAATTCCTTCATATACTATTAAAAAAATTGGTGCTGTAGAAGTAACAATGGATGAAATTACTTTAAATCACATTAACGTTTACCGTAAAATTAAAGGTAAAGCTAAATGGGGAAGCATTGATATGACATTATTTGATCCTATCACTCCATCTGGTGCCCAATCAGTAATGGAATGGGTACGTTTACACCATGAATCAGTTACTGGTCGTGATGGTTATTCAGATTTTTATAAGAAAGATGTAACTATTAACGTATTAGGACCTGTAGGTGATATCGTATCTGAATGGATTATTAAAGGTGCATTTATTACTAAAGCGAATTTTGGTGATTACAGCTGGGATGATGAATCAACAGCTCAAGAATTATCAGTAACGCTTGCAATGGATTACTGTATCTTAAACTTCTAAGAAAAAACAAATTTAAAAGAGCTCACCTTAAACTTGGTGAGCTCCTTTATTCTTCGTATATTTATCACAAAACAAGTTACATTAAATAAAAGCTATGGAAAACAACATCCCAACAGAGATTATCGAATTACCTTCAAAAGGTTTATTATACCCATCCGAAAACCTATTATCAAGCGGCAAAATCGAAATGTGTTATATGACTGCTAAACATGAAGATATTTTAACTAATCAATCTTATATTCAAAAAGGCATTGTAGTAGATAAATTATTACAATCTTTAATAATATCAAAAATAAATTACAATGATCTAGTTACAGGTGACAAAAACGCTATCATGGTAGCAGCTCGTGTATTAGGTTATGGTAAAGATTATACATTTAATTATGGTGGAGATGAACATACCGTTGATTTATCTCAAATTGATAATAAACCATTTGAACATTCTAATAAAGGTGTAAACGAATTTAATTTTACTTTGCCGTCTACTGGTACAAACATTACTTATAAAATATTAACTCATGGTGATGAACAGAAAATACAAGCTGAATTGGAAGGCCTTAAAAAAATTAATTCTAACTCATCTCCAGAACTTTCCACGCGTCTAAAATATATGATTACTTCAGTTAATGGAGATAGAGAAACAAAAAACATTCGAGAATTTGTTGATAATCATTTACTTGCTCGAGACTCAAGAGAATTTAGAAAATTCACTAAAGAAAATCAACCAGACATTGATTTAACTTTTTTTCCCGAAGGAAGTTCAACCAGAGTCGATATTCCAGTTGGGATTAAGTTTTTTTGGCCTGACTTCTAGTACAGCATCCATATCAAGATCTAACTTATTTACTCAAATTCATGAGATGTGTTTTCATGGTAAGGGTGGATATGATTGGAATACAATCTACAATATGCCACGTTGGCTTCGTTTATTTACTTATAATAAGATTAAAGAATTTTATGATAAAGAAAATGAAGCTAATGAAAACACATCAAAAGGTGGAGGTAATACATCTACATTAGTAGATTCATCCGGCAACGTTAATCGTAGTGCTTGGAATGGTGTTTCTAAATCAGTAACACCTGGTCCTAAACCTAAAACTTCTTATAAATAGTTAATATTTATAATAAATCAATACTTTAGAAGATGGCAGACGACGTAAATAAAAAATTAAAAGACGTTAATGAAGAATTAGGATATGTAGAGGAGCAAATTATTAACATAGCTGATAGGTTATCTTCAGCAGTTAAAGGCGCCTTAGAAGATATTAGAGATGAAGCTAAAGGAATAGGAGAAATATTCGGTAAAAATCTAAGTAAAAGTATAAAAGACATAGCTAAAGGCTCAGATACTATATTAAAAAATACTCAAAAATTATACGATGGTAGTGCTAAAGTAAAAGATATTCAAAAAGATATAAATAATCTTGAAATAAAAAGACTTGCTACTTTAAAAAATATTGAAATATCTGCTAGAAATCTATTACTATCACCTGCAGAACAAGAAAAAGCTGAAAGAGAATTAGGAGAAGCTATAGCCGCCCAAAACGCACTTTTAACTGAACAATTAAGTTTAGCAGGTGCGATTGAAAAAAAAGCAAAAGAAGAGGCAGATCGAATGGCCAAAACATTAGGAGCTACAGGTGCACTAATGAAAGGAATGTCAAAAATTCCATTTTTAGGAGACCTTCCAGGAATGAAAGATGTTTTAAGTGAGGTTGAAGATGAAATAAAAGCCATTGAAAAGGCTGAAGGTAGAATTGTTAGTCAACAAGAAGCTATGAATATGGCTTTTAAAAAGATGGGTGGTATTGTTAAAGACTCATTAACTGACCCATTAGTAGTAACAGCTATTACTACCAAATTATTAGTAAGTAGCTTTAAAGCATTATGGGAAATAGGCATGAAAGCAGATGCCGAAATAGTAAGCTTATCTAAATCTATGGCTATATCAACTGATCAGGCCACAGAAATGAGAAATAGGTTTAAAGAAATCCAAGATGCTGGGGGTAGTATTTATGAAACAACAACTAACTTAGTTGGAGCTCAATTAGAATTAGCAGCTGCATTTGGTGCAACAACTGGGTTTACAGAAAAACAACTTAAAGACCAAATTCTTTTAACTAAGCAGATGGGATTCTCAGTAGAAGAAGCCCAAGGACTACAACAACTAGCTGCTGCTAATGGAATGTCTGCTAAAGATGTCACAAATTCAGTTATAAAACAAACATCTGCTTTAGCTAAACAAACTGGTATTCAATTAGATAATAAAAAAGTTATTGGAGAAGTTGCTAAAGTATCAGGACAACTAAGACTTCAATATCAAAATAACCCAGCATTGATAGCTCAAGCCGTTGTACAAACTCAAAAATTAGGTATAAGTTTAGAAACAGCTGCTAAATCATCAAGAAGTTTATTAGATTTTGAATCTTCAATATCAAATGAACTTGAAGCTGAATTATTAACAGGTAAAGATTTAAATTTAGAAAAAGCAAGATTATTAGCATTAAATGGAGATGTAGCAGGGTCTTCAGCTGAAATGCTTAAACAAATGGGAAGTGCAGCTGAATTTGGTAAAATGAATGTACTTCAACAAGATGCATTAGCAAAAGCAGTTGGTATGAATACGGATGAATTAGCTAATTCTTTAATACAACAAGAAAATTTAAATAGACTAGGTTCAGAATCAAGAAAGCAAATAGAAGAAAAAGCAGAATTATTAAGAAAAAATGGAGATATAGATGGTGCTAATAAATTAATGAATTCTATAGGTAACGAAAAAGAAGCTCAAGATGCATTAGCAAAAATAAATGCTCAAGATAAATTTAATGCTTCTATGGATAAAATGAAAGCAATATTGACATCTATAGTTGATGGTCCAGCCACAATGTTAGTAAATCTTATATCTAGTACTGTTGAATTTGCTACCAGATTTTCTCCCATATTTAAAGCAGCAGCAATTGCTTTAACCCCAATTTTAGGTATTTTAACAGTAATGTGGATAAGAACTCAAGCAATAGCTATAATGGCTTCAATTAAAACTGCATTTGAAACATTTGGAGCAGTTCCAGTTGTTGGATTTGGTTTAGCATTAGCCGCGGCCGCCGCCGGAGCAGCATATATTAATTCCCAACCTAAACCCGCAGGGGATATGTATTCCCCAGCAGATGGTAAAACACAGGTATCTACTAAAGAAGGTGGTTTATTTGAATTAAGTAAAAATGATAGCTTATTTGCATTTCCTGAAAAGAAAGGTAATCCAACATCAAGTGGTGGAGGAAGTGCAAAAGTTGATGTTCAAATATCTGCTGGCAATACAATTATACAATTAGATGGTTTGGCACTAGCAAAAGCCATAACTCCATACGTCGTTGAACAAATGAGACAAACATCAGTTAAAGTTCAATAAACATAATATTTATAATAAATTAAAACAATACAAAAATGGGACTTTTAGATAAATTAGCAACAGCCGGCTCACCATTATCATATGGTAGCGGTACAACTCCAATAACTAACCCTGGAGCAACAAAATTATCAAAACTTCATGTTAATGGTGACCAACCAGGTTATTCATTAAATGGAAATGATTTTTCAGCTGTTAACACAGCATTTCAAGCATATAATGATGGCGTAATTAATATATTACCTTTACCTTCATTTTTAGATTTAAATGGAGCAACACCTTCAAAGTATACTGACAGCTTACCAGCTTAACCATGGGACTTATAAATCTTTACACCGATCTTAAATCTCTTAAGTTTGGAAAGGATAGGAGAGGTGGTGGAAGTAGTAACCAACCATATATTACAACCCCAATCCCTGAAAAATTAGGAGAATTTGGTTATTTAAACCAGGATTTCATCTTAAGGGGTGGAAGTAGAGCTTTGACTGATTCTGCTTCAGATGTAGTTAGATTAGGTAAATATTTTACAGATATAAGAAATCCAAGTGGTTTATTATTTGTTGTAAAACAAAATTTACTTTCTAGAATGGCTGTTCGTACTCAAGCAAGTACTGGACTTTTAAATGAAGGTATTTATACACCTTTATCTACATTAGCAGAAGCAGGAGGAATAGCATTTGGATTACATGTTAATAAACAAGGATTAAATCCATTTTCAGGATTATTAACTGCTGGTACTTATACTCCAGATCTGTATGCTGATAAAATGTTAAATTCAACAGGTGCTGCCTTTAAGAATTTTGATAGATTAAATGTATTATATAGAAATAAAGTAGCAAATGATCCTACTTTAATTAATAAAATACGAGGAATAGATATTAATTTAAATGATACTAATATATTATCATATCAAGGAGGTCCTGGATCTGCTTTAGGTATTGGTAAAACATATATTAAATTTGCAACAGGAAACGGTTCTAGTAGTGTAAGAACACAATATACTGAAAAAAAGGAAAATAATCCTTTAAATCAAAATAAAGTTCTTACATACACTAACAGTCAATTAGCTAGTATAGGAGATACACCTCCAAACGCTATATTTAATATATTAGAAGGACAACTAGCAAGTATACAAACCGAAAACCTAGAAGGAGAATCATTTATAATTCAAGATAGATTTACAACTACTGTTGGAGATTTTAGATCATTATTAAGAGGAAGATCGACATCTACTCAAAAAAATTTAGGTATAGCTCCTTTAGCTCCAGACTATTTAACTAAAAATATAGAACAAAGAGTAAATTTAGGAAACCCAGGAGATAAAAATGGTAAAAATTTAAATGATTATTCTATAGGAGTAGAGAACGGAGCAGCATCCAAATTATCATATGATAGAATAACTGCCTTACCATTATACCAATCAGAGTTTGTTACCTCTGGTAGTGCCAATAGTATTGACCCAACAAATGATTTAGTTCAATTTAGAATACAGGTTATGAGTAATTTACCTAATAATAATAATACTTTTATACATTTTAGAGCATTTTTAGATTCAATTAGTGATTCATATGAAGCATCATGGGATGCTACTAAATATTTAGGAAGAGGTGAAAACTTCTACACTTACAATGGCTTTAACAGAAAAGTTTCATTATCTTGGACGGTAGCTGCTCAATCAAAAGCCGAACTTATTCCAATGTATAAAAAATTAAATTATTTGGCTTCAACACTAGCTCCTGATTATAGCCCAGATGGATACATGAGAGGTAATTTAGTTAAATTGACTGTTGGAGGATATTTTTACGAACAACCAGGTTTTATAACAGGTTTATCATTTGAAATCGCAGAAGATACATCATGGGAAATAGGAATAGATCCAACTGGGGAACGTGATAAATCAGTAAGTGAAGTACCACATATTATTAGAGTAAAAGGATTTAGCTTTACTCCAATTCACGAATTTGCACCAAGAAAAGTTCAATCAATTGAGGATACAAAAGAAAGATTTATATCTTTAGGTTATGGACCTGGAAATGAAAATAATTATAATTTAAACACATCAACCACATTAGAAGTGTCAGAACCATTCACAGGTCCAGACTCTTTCCAAATTCAACCAAATAATCTTTCTTAATGAATAGATATCAACCTATAACAATTATACAAACGGATAAAAAACCTAATTATCAAACGACCCGGTACCCTGAAGTACCATTGTCAGATAATGATATTTATGTTTATACGTCGCAAGGAGATAGATTTGATATATTAGCAAATCAATATTATAATGATCAATCATTATGGTGGATTATTTCTATTGCTAACACAGCAGTAGCAGGAACATCTTTACCATCTGATTTGCCTCAAGATTCACTAATTATACCTGAAGGAATACAAATACGAATCCCAGCTAATTATGCTGCAGTTTTAAATAGTTTTAAATTATTAAATAGTTATTAAAAATGGGTAATTTATTAGGAGAAGGCTTTCCAGAACAAATAATTAAGCAAGTTGAAGAAAGACAAAAAGCATATGGAGCGGGATATGCTGATGGTACAACACGTAGTTTAGATCAATTAAAGTATTTAAATACAAATACTTCATGGTGTAAATTAGTATCATCAGTTGATGTCAGTAATCAATCTATTATCACACATAAATCTTTAAGTAAACTTACCGGCATAGGTGATAGTGAATTAGCAAGAAAATTTGTATTATTTAATGGTGTACAAGAAGGTAACACATTAAGAGAAGGAATTGATTTTGGTAATAATATTTTAAGTGAAAATGCATATGGTATAGGAGGCAATGAATTTGGTTCTAGACCAATGATGGGAATTAAATCTGCTAATATAAAACATTTAAATAAAGGTTCAATCAGAACAGCAACTGTACAAGTAAAAGCATGGAATAAAATACAATTTGATATTATAGATGCTTTATATTTAAGATTAGGATTTAATATCTTATTAGAATGGGGTCATGTATCGTATTTTGATAATAAAGGTGAATATCAAGAAAATGTTGATAATAGCTTAGCAGAATCTTTTCTTACAGGAACAGATGGAGGTAAAAATTTAAATTATAGTAGTTTTCTTCAATTAATAGAAAAACAAAGAATAAAAACATTTGGAAATTACGATGCTATGTTTGCTAAAGTTAGTAATATGCATTGGTCATTTTTAAAAGATGGAAGTTATGATATTACTTTAGATTTAACAAGTGTTGGAGATGTAATTGAATCTTTTAAAATGAATGCACTTAATCCAAGTGATATTGTTCCATTAACTCCAACAACAACAGATTTAGATGCAACACCACCAAAAAATATAAACGATTTAGTTATACTTTCATCTAATCAAAGTACAATAAATCAATATTTTAATCAAATGTTGGGTCAATTAGTAGGTATAAATGGCACATTAACAAAAGTCGTCCCTGTCCCTAATTCCACTAACTTTACATTAGTGGTTGTACCTGGTGTTAAAGCAGCTCGCAATTTTAATTTTAATGGATTTAGTACTCCAGGCATATATATTCCTATTGATGGTATTGAAGAAGTTACTAATCATGGAGAATATTTTTATTGTAGATTAGGAAATTTCTTAGAATTTATACAAAATCACGTATTATATCAAGTTGGTTCACAAATTGATTTATTCCCATTAATGAAAATTGATACTAAGGTTGAAAGTAATTTAATGTACCTTACTCCCCTTCAAGTAAGTATGGATCCAACGGTATGTGTGGTAAATAGAACATTAAAAATTGATGATAACTATCAAATTATACATAATTTAAAAGCAAAAAGAGGTGTTAAATTTACCACAGTTGGGGAAGAATTTGTAGCCCCAATTACCCCACCTAGTAAATCAGAATATGGTCAAATAATGAATATATACGTTAACGTAAGATTTATGATGGCAAAAATGGATGAATTAAAAGATGAAAAAGGTAGATTACCTTTAATAGATTTTTTAAGAGGTATACTAGCAGGAATAAATGGAGCATTAGGAGGCATAAATGAATTAGATGTATTTATAGATGAAATTACAAATACAATAAAAATTATTGACAAAAATCCAATGCCAGACATCCAATGGCTTATGGAACATATTAATGGTTTAAATATAGATACCAAATTAAATACTAAATATGCTGAATTTGAATTATATGGATACAATACTGTAGATAATACAGCTGGTTTTATTAAAGATTTTAATTTTAAAACAGAACTATCCCCGGCAATGTCTACTATGATAACTGTTGGGGCAACAGCTAATGGCATAGTAGTAGGAGAGAATGCTACGGCATTATCTAGATTAAATAACGGGTATACTGATAGATTTAAACCATTTATCACAGATAATACATCTAAATTATCAACACTTTTTTCATTAAACCAATCACACCTTATAAATGATCAAGGCTTTAAAATTGGAAATTTATGGGAAGGTGTAGGTACTGGAAGAACAGTATTACCTGAACCACCATCTCCACCACCTGATTATGCAAATACATTTCTAAAAATAAAAAATGATTATGGTATGCTATATAATAATTTTGTAGATTATTTGGTTAGATTAAGTACATGGAAATTTACTTTTGAAGAAATATCTACTTATAAAGATGCTTTAACCAATTATAACAATGCATACGCTGTTTTTAAAAAAGCAGTAGAAGATTTTATAAAAGCTAGAGATGGTAAAGCTTCTGCAAAAGATGAAACAATGCAACCTTCAACAGGATTTATTCCATTTAATTTATCATTAACAATGGATGGGTTATCAGGTATGAAAATCAATAGTAAATTTCTTATTGATACATCTTATTTACCTTCAAATTACCCCAATACTGTAGATTTTTTAATTAAGAATTTATCTCATAAAATAGAGGGCAATAAATGGGAAACGATGTTAGAATCATATTGTATATCTAAAGGAGAATACAAAGAAGTCACCCAAGATATTAATCCACAAGAACAACAAGGTCAAGGACAACAAAGTCAAGGAGGAACACCTAATCCTTTTCCATCTTTTACAACATCAACAGTACCTTCAACCGTTGGTATCAACCCAGAAGATGTAATAATTTTTACAAGTAACTCTGGAAATAGACAACATTACAATTCATTAAAAGTAGAATTTAGAAATAGATTTTTACAATTGGCTTTTGCTTATAAAAATAAGACAGGTAAAAAGGTTACATTAAATAGTGCTGTCCGTACACAATCTGAACAAACTGCTCTTTGGACTACATGGGTAAATGGGGGTGGTAATTACCCTGGACGTCCCGGATACGATGCTAGTAAACCGATAAAAGCAAAAGTAAATGGCATAAATATTCCTTTACAAACTGTAGGTAGGGGACATGGTACTGGAACTGCGGTAGATGTAGACGATGCAGATGGATTAGAGGCTCTTCCTGAATTTAAAACTTTAGGATTTAATAGAGTAATACCTAAATCAGATGATCTCCCTCATATTGAAATTTTATCATTAGGAGGTTTAAGAATCATAATAACAATGCTTAGTATGGATACTACTACTACTCCATGGAATTAAATTTATAACTATGTATTATCCTTTATCTCAAATAACAACAAATCTAAACACCAATGGTGGAGAATTTGTGTATGCAAATAATTTACAAAACTATAAAGGAGATTACTATAAAACTTCTAAAGGAGAGTATTTTACAGGAAAAACCCCTCAAGATGGACTTAATGAATTATTAATAATTAAATCTATGGAAGGAAATATAGAATTTATTCCTCAAAATGATATTATTTCATATATCAATACTGGTGATTTTGAAGTTAATAATTACCTTAATATTACAAGTCAATCCCCCATTGCCTCATCAATTCCTACCTACTCAGCTACTTTACCAACACAACAAGACTATCAAAACACAGAATTTAGAAGATATTTTTGTAAAAAAGCAAACGAAATAATATACTTAGAAATAAGTAAAGAAACTTACGATAAATTAATAGCACAAGACCCTCAAATATTGTTTCAATTATATATTCCTTTTAACTTACCTTGGCAATTAACAGGTGATAGAGAGAAAGTATATAAAACAAATAAAAATATAACTGAATTAGCGTCAGTAAGACAAAATTTACCAATGCTATCAGAATATTTAAAATTTAATTTTGGTAAATACTATAAATAAAGACATACGGATTAGGACCGTTATAGCTGCGGCTATGAAAGCACCCGACGACTCGCTATCTAGGGTGCTTTTACTTTTTAAGTTAGGATATCAAAAATATATTTAGTATATTTAAACAAAAATAAAGGTTATGTTTTTCGTTGTTTATTATATTTATAATAAAATATGAAAACTAAAAAATGTAGTAAATGTAATGTAGATAAAGATATTTCTTTATTTTATAAAAGTAAATCTACTAAAGATAAATTACAATATAAATGTAAGGAATGTGATTCAAAATTAGTTAAAAAATTTGTTAATGATAATCCTTTATATATGGAAAATTGGAGAAAAGACAATAAAAAATATATGAAAGAATACCAAAAACAATGGAGTGAAGATAATAAATGTCAATTGATTGAATACCAGGCTAAGTATAGAGTTAATAACATAAATAAAATTCGAATATATCAAAACATTTGGATGAAAGAAAAATATAAAAATAATATTAACTATAAATTAAAATTAAATATTAAAGGAAGAATATTAGATGCTTTAAATAAAGGAAATTTAAAACAAGGAGAAAATATTAGGAAATATTTAGGATGCAACATAGAATTTTATAAACAATATCTCGAATCTCAGTTTAAACCTGAAATGAATTGGGAAAATCATGGTAAGATTTGGGAAATAGATCATATAGTAGCTATATCTAAATTTAATTTATATATTGAAGAAAATATATATAAAGCTTTTAATTATAAAAATACTCAACCTCTATTTAAAACAACCGAGATAGCCGTAAGTTTTGGGTATGTTAATGAATTGGGAAATAGAAATAAAGGAAATAAATAAATGTTTTACATAATAGAAACTAATAAACAATTAGGAGAATTATTCAATAAAGGATATGATAAAGTATTTGTAGAACCAATATACTTTAATGACAATGTTCACCCGTCATTTAATTATGTGTCTTTACTATATATTAAACCGTTAAACAACGATAAAGGCTATATGGTATGTCTTCATCACACTGAGGCTTTAGCGCTGGAGAAAACGTTTATCAACCGCTTACTAGCATCATATAGTGAAATATATGTGCGAGATAGAAAAACATTTATATATGCTTTTCCTGTAAAGAATGTAATAGATATATCATTTAATACACCTGAATTTACTGAACCTAATACTTATGCTTATGACTTTTTTTATCAAAGACATGGTAATAAAGATGATGTAAATACAATTATACCTTTAGTTAAACACTATGAAAAATGTGAAATAGTGTACAACAATGTGAAAAAATATTGTGTTGAGGTTGGCAATGTGAAATTTTGTACTAAATTAACAAACATATTTTCAGCAATTGAAAGGAATGGAATTAAAATAAATAAAGATGTATTTAACCAATTTTTTAAACCAAATAATGAACTATTTTCTATACAAGATAATACAATATACACACAGTATAATTTATATACTACAACCGGAAGGCCTTCCAATAGCTTTAACGGCATCAATTTTGCAGCACTAAAAAAGGATGATGGATGTAGAGAAGCATTTATACCAGAAAACGATTGCTTCATTGAAATAGATATAAGTGCATATCACCCAACACTAGCTGCACATTTAGTTGATTATGATTTTGGTGGTGAAACACCTTATCAATACTTTGCTAAAGAGGCGGACATTGAAATAAATGAAGCAAAAATATTAATGTTTAGACAGTTATATGGTGGTATTTACAAAGAGTATCAACATATAGAATACTT